ATGCCCTGTTTGCACGGGCCCAATCAAGACTGTGGCCGGGACACGGTAGTCCGGGACATGTGTATGACCCATTACCGTCGCTGGCGCAAGGGTGAGCCACTGGATACCCCTGTCCGTCGCTACCAGCGCTACGGCGTCGGCGCGAAGGGGGAGTGTGTGGTGCTCGAGCGCCAAAAACAAAGAGCCACCCCATTCAATGACGAGGTGGCCCTGCTACACGAGCTGGGTTTGCGCTAGGGGCGTACTTCCTCACGCACCAGGTCGATGGTTGTGTGAAGGTCTAGCACATCTGGGTAAATATCGGTGGCTTCCTGGACATCGTTTGCTGGCCCAGTAACGACACACGGGCCGTTGATTGTGTCTCGAGATTCAGAAGCCGGATCTAATTTCCACCACAGGTAGGTGGCCGCGTGGTTGATCGGTAGTTTTTCGCGCTTGCTGTGGCTGTTAAACCAGAAGGTCGCAGTAGGGGTGTTCTTAGCCTGTAGGTGACCGCCAACAAGATGGCTGAGGCGTTTGATGTCGTTGGGGACTTTATCTATTTGGTAGGACTCATCCTGTCGGATGATCAATATTTCAATTGGCGATGCAGCCATGACCTGAGGGTACCTCGTCGCTGTGTAGGCGGTCTACTTATAGGAGTTCAGGGCACCAGCTAGCCATGGAGATCTTGATGAAGCGGCTGACGGTGTCCCGGTTCCACTCAGGGTGATTCACTTCAACGACATTGCTGACCGACAAAGTGCTCCACCCGTTCTTGTACTCGTAGCAGATCTCCTTGGCCTGCTTGGAGTAGAGATACGTCGGGCCGATCCGACTGATGTGCGAGTAGTCCATGATCGATGCGAAGTCCTCATCGCCTGCCGGATCCGGCTGTGCTGCAGCAGTTGGTGCGAGCGCCAGAAAAGCGGCACATGCTGCGATCAAGATCTTCATAACGCCGTACGGTATCCCAGCTCTCATAGTGCGCACAGAGAGATAACAGATTCGCACGGATCTTGATTATGATGCCATCCCTCGTGTAGGCAACCCGCTCGGTACTGAGCTTGTAGTGCTACGCTGCCTGGCAAACAAAGGTGATTGCTGTCACTTCACGTGGGGGAGGCGAGCGCTTGTGGACGACGTCCTGAAGGCAGATCTTGCGGCATTGGGGAAGTTAGCCCCTCAACTCTCGGCAATTGCTGATCGAATCGACAAGAGAATCCCCAGTGCTGCCACGGGCACTAAAGGATCCGATCCCGCCCTTGCGGCGATCAACTCGATGACTACCAAGACCATCCCCAATGTGCAGCGGGTTGCCTCACGGCGGTTACGGGTTATAGGGGAGCTTGTAAGCGAGGCGCACCAGGCTTTCGTTCAGCATTCAAGCGAGCTGGAGACGGCGTTCAAGAACACTCCTAGTATCTATCGGCAGAGGTGAGTAACGATGTCCCTTCCGCCACTAGACGAATTCATGGCGATCGACCCCAACTCCTATTTAGAGCATGTCCCTGGCTGGGGCGCTGAAATGCGCACACTGGCGTCTGATTACGCCGAGTATAGATCCGGTGTATATACGCCCGGAGGGACTGATTGGTGGGGTAAGACGGCCACCGCCGCTCAGGATAAAGCAGGCGAGGACTCGAAGGCTGTTGCGTCCATTCATGACACAGTGGAGGGGCTAGTCAATGAGGTCACTGCAGCGGTCACTTATGAGGTGGTTCCGCCTTTAAGCAATGGGCACACACTCGTTGATAACATTCGGCAGATCCAGGGCGCAACGGTTAATCAAGACTATACGGTGACCTATACCCCACCGGATGGGATGAGTGACGAGCAGGCAGAAAAGAACACCAAGACAATCGCTGCAGCTGCTAATGAACTTAAAAGCTCTGTGGATAGTTGGTTTTCGGCTTCGCAGGGTGTAGCTGAAAAGATTCATTCTGCCGAGTCGCAGATCGCGGATTCGATTAACCTGAGCGCTGTTGGCGCGAATGGCCGCACAGCGGTGCGCAGAGCTGTAGCGGAAACAAACCCACAAGCGTTTGCCCCCAATGAAATTCAGAAGCTCCTGTCAGGTGACCCTGCCGCAACCACTCCTGCTGGTGCGGGGAGCCTCACCGACACCCTGAATCGGCTACCGCAGACGCAGGATCAGCCTGGGGTGCCACTCAAAGACAAGCTGGGCAAGCCGGAGCTTCCGATCCCAGAGCAGGAATTGCTCAAGAAGGATAAGGAGTTTGGCACTCAGGCCGGAAAAGGTGTTGACAAGTCCCCTGAGGGTAAAAACACCACCCCCACGGGTACGACTGTCGGCGGAAGATTCGGTGATCAGACCAAGATTGGTGACGGCAAAGGCCCCACACTCGCGAAGGGTGAGACTGGCGAGTTGGGCGGCGAGGTGAACGAATGGGGCCGCAAGGGGCATGCATTTGGCGGGGATTGGGAACTGAATTCCAAGCAGCTGGAAGCGAAAGCCGGTGCCGAAGGGGAGGTGAAGAAGGATGCGGTCTCCGGAAAGCAACACGCTGGCGTATACCTGGTCGACAACAAGGGCAACATCCACTGGGACCTTGGCGATGGTGGGAAGGTAGAGGCCGGGATAGCAGGAAGGCTCGGAGCTGAGGAATACACCAACGGTAAGGGTGTAGCGGAGAATGGGGTCCAGATAGGCGGGGGCGGATTCGTTGGAATCGGAGGGGGTCAGCACCTCGACTACGAAGGTCACGGACTCCAAATCAAAGGCTCGGTAGAGGAATGGGCTGGAGCAGGGGCCGGGGCACACCTCACCTTCGCCGAGACCCCGGACCATAAATGGAAGATCGGGGGCAGCTGGGGTCTTGCGTACGGCCTTGGGGTCAAGCCTGGATTCGAAATAACTGTCGATCCAAAGGAATTCGGCGGTGAACTTAGCAAGCTCTGGCAGTGGGTCAACAGCTGACATGCCGAAGTACCGGGTCCAGGTGAGCGGTAGCGCTCCGCGCGGCTGGATAACCATCCCACTGGCAGACGGTGGCGACCCCGAGGCTGTAGCGGTATTCATGCGGGAGCCCACGCTGCCCTCGTCGCGAATCGTCGTACGGGAACGCACCGCAGAATCGCCCACTGTGAATCTAGAGAAGCATGCTCAAGGCGATGCAATGCGACTCAACGCCAGAGTGTCTCGAGCTGAGTACATCTCATTCAAGCCGGTGTCTCAATATGGCCAAGAACTTGAGTTCATTGAGGGTGGAGTACTGGTACGAGGGGACCGTCTTTATTCGGCGGTGCGCAAGACAGACAATCGGTCGTTAGTAATCGAGCTGTTATTCAGTGCGCCGTATGATCAGTATGATCTGGTGAAGCCCGAGTTTGTTTCGTTCCTACAGACACTGGAAGTGGTGGAAGATGAAGGCTAGCTTGATGATTGGTTCGGCCCTGCTGTCTATGGCCGCACTCTCAGGCTGCCATGTAGCCGTCGATGTTGGCAATTACAAGCGGATCTCCAAGGAGAATCTTGAGCAGGGGCTGAAGGATGCCGTCAAGGAGAGGCAGCACTTCGATCTGAAGAGCGCCGAGTGCGAAGGTCCACTAGACGGCAAGGTCGATGCCACGCAAAAGTGCACTGTTGTGGATGATGAGGGAACCAAGTACGCCGTGGTGGTCACCACAACGTCCGTGAATGGCGATGACATCAAGTTCAAGTACAAGGCTGAGCCCGTCAACAAGCCCGCATAGTGGTGAACACGCTAAACCTGCCGACAAGAGTCGGTAGCTGTACGATCGAAACGCAGCTGGGCGGCGATTACATAATTCACCCCCGATTTGTGTCCTTACACTGCCCAGCTGCTCCCGGGTCAGCGCTTATATCGCGGCCTGAAACCCTCCGGGCAGGCCACCTGGAACATGTCTGGCGGAAGCCACTGGGTCATCGTTTCCCGAGACAGCTCGTTGGAGCTGGTGACTTCGATCTGAACCACCCCTATCCAGTGCAGGTCATGGGTGCGTATCCACGCGATCTGGTGGCCCATTTCCCATTCATCCAGATATAGCCCATCGGCGCGGATGGTGAGGTTTCGGTCGCGGACGAACCCGCCGACGCAGCCTGGTAGGGCTTTGTGCATGTCCACGTAGACGCGCCGGTAGACGCGTTTGAGGGTGGGGAAGTTGGGGTTACTTGCCCATTGCTCGAACATCTGTTCGAGTCTAGTGCGGCTATGGGCTGCGGCGATAGCCCCCGCATAGAACGTTGTCCTCGCCCTGCTTGCATCCCAACTCCAGGATGGCCATACAGCCACGCTCCTGGCAGGAGTACGCCTTTGGGTGGCCGCATGGGTTAGGGGAGTAGTCGGCTACAGGCTTCCCTCGGTGGTCAGTCATGAAAGAAACACCTTCAGGGTCCGCCCCTCGTCCTGTATGGACACCACCACGGTTTCAACATCCATAGATGTGAATACCCGTCCAGGCTTGTCCGAGGATGATCTGTGATCGATCAGTTCTACGCGGTTGATTTGTCCGTGGCTCGTGAAGTCAACGTGTGGTGGTTCATCCAGCCAGCTCATTCGGTCACCGTCCAGCCAGACACAAAACGTACATGGGTGGTTACGCCTCTGCGCCCCCGAATTTCCCGTTTTAGTCCTCCAAGGGCTTTATCCACCTCGGCGGCACGGTGCATATCGAGTGCGTCGGGGTCTCGGCCAATTACTGCGCCGCAGACGCAGCGATGAACATGTACGTCGGAGATGTCGTATCGGTGACCCCCGATGACTTTCGCGATGAGCTTCTGTGCGTCCGAAGGTTCGTCACTCATCGGAGCTTCCTTTGGCAGGAGAGGCATTGGCTAAACCCCTCTTCGTATGACAGCGTGCAGCACGACACGCTGGTCTTCTCCTTTATGGCGTCAATTTCGGCTTGTAGCCGCTCCGCTCGTTCTCGTGTGCGTCGCATGATCTCTGCGGTTTCCTGGTGAGATTCCTGCTCTTGCTCTAACTTCCGCAGAGCGTCGTCTCGTTCCTGGATTACCTTCGTGGAGTACTCGACAGCGCCCCTCCACAACGATTTCCAGTGGTCTGCCGCTTGCTCCAGGAACTCCACAGCCTCGATGAGTTCGGAAACCAGGGACATGGATATTTCGATGTTCGGGTTGTCGTTATCGCCGTGACAGATGCATACGGCCATCACTTCGCGCGCCCTGTCAAGTAGCTCACTCATCAGATCGGCCTCCCATCACAGGAGTGACGTTCCCACCAGACACCCCATTGTTTGTTCATCCGCTCCAGCCGCCCTACTTCCACGGCGAGTTCGCGTACGAGTCCCACCCGAAAGAAGTCATACATCTCGTCAGTGCACTTCGTTTCCTCAAGGGCAGCCTTCGCCCTATCTAGTAGCTCACTCATCACACGGCCTCGCGGCAGTAGTCAATACAATCCGGGCACATGCCACCTTGCGGTGGCCAACAGCAGGTTTCACAATGCCCGTCGCCGCTGTGGCATTCACATCCACAAGGCGGTACCAGACTTTCGGCTATCTGCGACATTTCGGTGAGGCGCATCTTCAAGCGCTGGTTTTCAGTGCGGAGCTGCCGACGCTCGTCCTGTGCGTCGTGGGCTTCGCGTATCCACCAGTTCTTAGATCCACGCCGATACGGGTTGCTACTCATCGCTCTAGTTCCTCTGTTGTGAAAATCAAGGGGGCGATGGCGTCCAAAGCCTCTTCGATACCGTTGCCGAGGACGGCGTATGAGCCACCCTCTTCGATGAGCATTTCGGCGCGATCCTTGAGCCGACCACACTCTTCCCGTATCGGTTTCAAAGCCTCACGGGCAGTGGCGAGCGCGGTATCACCAATCTCATTGGTGAACTCGTCTGGAGACACGTGGCCTATCGCCCGTTGTGCGGCATCGATTGCAGGGTCAGTCATATCGGCTCCCACTCTCCGTCCGTCCGGACCTCTATCCGCATGGAGTCATGTCCAGGCAGCCCGTCTAAGTACCTATCTGCCCTGCGCTGATGCTTCTGGGCTTCGGGCAGCGTGTCGAAGTAAATGGGCATCGCGTATCGATGGCCTAGCGATGATGCGTAGCGGAAGGGTGCGGTTCCGGTATATGGGTTGGCGTTGTCGCTCATCTTCCACCCCCGTGGCAGCGGAGCCAGTCATCACCATCGACTACATACCCGCCAGAGCAGAACCCGTCATCGCTTGCAGGGCAATTCCGTTGCAGGTCTTCGCATAGTTCGAACGGCCCAGCCGCTCGCGCTTGCTCTAGCGTTATCGCTGGTTCGCTCATTCGAACCTCGATCGCAGTATGTCCAGATCTATACGAGCGGCTGTGATCTTGAGTTCGGCGGCTCTTCGCTGTGCGAAGGTCTTGGCCGAAAGCACCAATACACTGGCGTCAAACAGCATTCGGTCGATCTTGTCTATCCGGTCCGTTACTTCACTCATCGGTCGTCTCACCTCCCGAGAAGATCTCCCAGAGCAGACATTCCGGCGACAACTCTTCGTGTGGGTTGTCACTCATCTTCCACCTGCCGCGAATGCTGCTATAGCCTCAGCACCAGAGGGCGTACTCACTGTGCCAACACCCACCCGAGCCACAGCCCTGACGCAAAGCCCGTCATCACAAGCAGGAGCACCAGGTCTGCCCTCATCCTGTCTCCTGAAGTCGAACTTCCGCAGACAGCTTGACCATGTGGCCAGCCATGAACCGATAACCCCAGATCTGGCCCGCCTGATCCCCACCCGCGCATAGGAATACGACATCCCCGTTCACAGATGGGTCGTCCAATGCGTTGATGGCCCAGTCGTCCCAGAAGAAGTCCATCCACTCCATAGCGTCAGGGTCTAGGGATAGCCCGTCTTCGTCGCTGTAATAGAGTCTCTGGCCATTCTCCGCTGCAACTGCGATGAGTCGTTGTGCCACTTTGTCACTCATCCGCAGGGTGTTCTTGTATTCACCAATTGACCAGCTCATCGCCCCTCCGAATCACGTTGGATGTACTTGCGAAATAGTCCCGATGGCTGGATGTATCTACGGTGCTTGCCGTCTAGGTCGGTGTAGTTGTAGTACATGCTGCCGTCGTATCCCTTAATGACGATGGAGCGTTTACCGTCCTTGCTATCCCAGACGGTTCCGATGAGTTCTCTGCTCATAGCATCTCCCGTTCTAGCGCATCCTCATACGCGTACTCAGCCTTCCTGAGATGCTTGGCGTCCCATCGACATGAGTTGATGCATGCGGCAAGCCAAAAGATCGCAGCGATCGGGGCGAGTATCCCGAAGAAGCCAGCTCCCTGCCAAGGAGCCCTAGCCTGCTCTGGAGCGCTAGCGAGCACGAATGAAAGCACGTATACAGTCAAAACGCCCGGGACGAGAGAGCCTACGAGTGTCACGCCCGAGAACCATGCCCAGAACTTGTTCTGCCGTAGCGCAATCCGCGCCTCATCGACTGCCCTGAGAGCTTGCTTTGCGTCAAGTATCTCGTCTGCCATGACTACGTCTTCATTGGTCGGATAGGGACATCATTTTTCGCGGCCCACTCGCGCATCGCATCCTCAGCTGCCTGCATCTTCTCGAGCGCGCAGTTCAGTCGGCCATCACCTCGCTTGCCAGTGAGAAGCCTTGCAATGGAAGATCGTTGGATCTCGAGGTTGGTGATCGCGGTGCGGAGTACAACCTCCTTGGCCCGCTTATCCATCTGTGCCACTGACCGTGTCCTCCAAGTCTTGGATATACGCCTTGCATTCGCCTTGTGTCTCGGCTGCGTAGACGACTTTCAGGGCTTCACCCCGGGCTGTGCGCACGAAGGCTCGCCAGAACTTGGGGGTGAACTCTGTAGTCTTCTTCTTCCGTCGAATGACATAGAGAACATTCTCGTCCCGAGTGGGAATCGCGTAGTAGACGCTGTACCCAGGATTGTCATTGGATGCGTTGACCCATTTCAGCATTCGATTCCCCAGTGCTTCTTGAGCCAAGCACCCAGATTGGCAGCTGCAATGGCTTCTTCCCTCATGCCACGCATAGCGCAATGCACGGTGCTCAGAAGTGCGTCCTCGCTGTAGACGTGGAGAATGTCGACTTCTTCCTGCAGGGTTGATTTGCCCTCGGGGGTCAGGAGTTCTACAAGGAGCCTGCAAGGGCCGCATAGTGTGACGCGCCATTCCCATCCAACAAACGGAACCGGTGGCCGATCAGAGTTGACACTCATGACTCCACCAACTCGTATGTCCGCTCGAAGATGTCAGGTTTGCAGGGGTAGAATTCGCCGCCAACGCCAAGGATCACGTAGTCGAATGGCGAGATATCCATATCACCCTCAAGGGTGCCGATCTCGAACGATCCCCAGTCCTCACCGTCAGGCCCAGGTGCACCACTCAAGGACTCATCGCGGTATGCCGTGCCGTCATTCGCTTCAATCCACTCAAAGATGTCATCAGCGAAGTTCTCTGCGGACCACTGCATTGCCTCGATAACGAGTGGCTTTTTCCGGTATCTCTGTAGTGCGCTCATGACCAGCTCACCGCCACTTGGGGGAGGAGCTCGGGCCACAAGCCCTCACCAATCACACCTTCGTCGGGGATCGTCACCGTAAGAATGCGAACATCTCCTTCAACGGACTCGGCGTAGTTCTTAGCTACGCCCTTTTTTGTGTATGAACGACTGTTGCCAGAATTGCCAAGCCCCAGAGAGGGTTTACCGTTCTCAAACTTGACAAGAAGATGCACTTGCGCGCTCATGAGAACACCGGCACAGGGTAGAACGGACCGTCTGGCCAGCCGTCATCGTCAATGGTGGCCAGAAGCTCTGGGAAGCCGTCGACCCAGGTGAGCGTGCACCAAATCCTCTCGGACTTCAGGTACACCCACACGGTGCCTTCACGGTCCACCCAGATGTATCTCCGGTGGCGCTTCTTAAGCCGCTTCACAGGCTTCGACATCGCAATCCCTTCCTTCGTGTGCTTAAAGCATATGAACCCCAAAGTGGTTCATGTGGGTGGCGAGAGGCTTACCGAAAGAGTTTGCTGATACACTTGTAGCAGGAGGTACAGCTGGTGATCGCTCCGTCAATTAGCTTCGATGACAAGGCAACAAAGCCTTTGTGGAGCGATCTGACGCTTGAAAATGTTCGTGCACTCATCCGAAATGACGTAGCCGAGCTAAACCACTACCTCGACCTACAGGCGCAGGACGCAGCCCTTTGTGCGGACGGAAACCGTCAGCCCAACTATCGCTTGCGGACCTACATCAAGGCCTGGGAATACGCACAGGACGCGCATTGGTCCTGGTACAGGAAGATTCGCGATGCCCGAACCACAGCAGCCCAAGGGGCTCAAGGACTGGGGTAAGCATCTATGGGACGGCGTTACTGCAGGGTCAACACTAGATCCAGCCGGATACGTCCTTCTCGGTGAGGCATGCCGTACTGCTGACATCATTGAACGACTCAGTGGGGCATTGGCCTCAGGCTCGTCGGAGTGGATCCGTCTGGCTGAGGATGCTGAATACACAGCGCCTGATGCTGTTGAAATCAAGATTGTCGTGAATCCCCTTCTGGGTGAGATCCGCCAGCAGCGGCTCGCTCTGCGTCAGCTGTTGGCGCAACTGAAACTCGGAAATTCCGAGGCTAATTCGGGAGAAGTTGACGACCCCATCGCAAAGATGATGGCGGAGTTCGCTTTACCGGACTGATTATGTAGACAAGGACGGTTGGGCCCTCAGTGGTTGCAACTGGTGAAGTCCGCATTGGTGATCAGATTCCACCCAACTACTGGGTTCCAGAGTATGTTCGATCACGCGGCGACAAAGCTATCGCATTCCTGAACGCCATTGGATACCACTTGGATCCGTGGCAGCAGTTGATCCTTCGTGACCTTCTAGGCGAACGCGAGGATCGCAAATGGGCTGCGCTAGAAGCGGTTCTGCTCATTCCCCGACAAAATGGCAAGACGGCGATCACCGAAGCATTAGAGATCGTCCACCTGTTCCTATTCGGAACACGCCTGATCATCCACACCGCCCACCTCTTCGATACGGCCTACGAGTCGTACCTGCGCATGGTGGACATCATTGAGGGCTGTCCCGCTCTCGATAAGTACGTTCGATCGAAGCCTTCCGCCAACGGCAAGGTTGGCATCATCCTGAATAACGGTGCGCGCCTGCTCTATAAGGCTCGCGGCACCGGCCAGGGTCGAGGCTTCTCGGGCGATCTAGTTGTGCTGGACGAGGCATACGACCTTGATCCCGACATGGTCGCGGCGCTGATCCCCGCATTGTCGGCGCGTAAGAACCCCCAGGTTATCTACACCTCCTCTACGGGTAACGAGGACTCAGCTGTCCTTATCAAGGCTCGTGAGCGTGGTATGGACCACCATCCGCGTATCGCCCTGTTCGAATGGTGTGCGGACGCTGGCTGCAAGCTCGATGACATCGAGCAGTGGTACAAGTCGAACCCCGCGTTGGGAATCCGCCTCACCGAGGAGTGGATTGCGAACGTTGAGCGCGGCTCGATGGACGACAAGAAGTTCGCCCGTGAGCGCCTCGGTCTGTGGCACGACAACTCGATCAAGTCTCCTATCGATGCCGAGCTCTGGAAGTCTCGTTGCCGCTGTGCCGGTTTCGTTCATTCTGAGCATTCCGAGCTTGGTGTCTCCAAGATCACCTCACGTATCGTCCTTGCCGTTGATGCCGCACCGGATCGCTCCAATGCCACTATCGGCCTGGCTGGCTACACAGCTGACGGCAAGAAGCAGGTTGAGGTCGAGTCGAGCGAGCGCGGCATCTCCTGGTGTGTTGAGGCGATTGATCAGATCTACAAGGCGAAGAATTCGCCTACGCCACTTGCTGTTTGCATTCAGTCAGGAGCACGCGCGGGTGCACTGATTCCCGAGCTTGAAGCCCTTGGAATCGAAGTAATTCCGTTCGGCACTAAGGAGATTATTGCCGCGACTGGGTTCTTCTATGACTCGGTTGAGGATGGCTCCCTTATCCATCTTGGTGATCCCACGATCACTGTCGGCTTGGCCGGGGCCCGCAAATACAACCTCGGCGGCAAAGTCAGCAACGCCATTGACGAGGGCGAATACAACGGCTGGGGCTGGTCCCGGGCCGATACCACTGTCGACATCACCGGAGTCTGCGCCATCTCCTACGCCCTATGGGGACTGAACATGCTGCGTTCCAAGGCGATTGTTGAAAAGAAGCACTACGAGGGTAAGCCTCGTGGGGGAGGACTTTGGTGAGCGTCTACCAGAGCGACGTCTACTACCAGTCAGACGTTTACGCGCCCGAATTCTGCCCTGCGCCAGTTGATCTTCCAGATCCCTCACTGTCGGGCAAGGCGCTGGAAACCTTCATCACCAAGAAGGTGTTTCCCGCATTCGAGCTCGAGCGTGGCCGACTTGCCCATCTTGAATCCTGGGGTGCCGGTAAGCAGCCGTCTGTACGGCCACTGAAGCGCAACACTGAGCGCGCGGTGCTACAGCGGATGGCTCGCACTCCATGGATCCCGGTGATGATCTCCACCTTCGCCCAGCAGATGATCGTTGACGGTTATCGCAAGGAAGGCGAGACGGAGAACTCTGAGGGATGGAAGTCCTGGGTTCGCAACAAGATGACCGCGCAGCAGATCTCCCTGAACCGCGCTGTGATGACCTACGGATACGCCTACGTTCGCGTCACCGAGGGTGTTGATGAGACCAGCAAGGTCATGGCGATCATGCGCGCCGTCGACCCTATGGATTGCTTCGCTCTTTACGACGATCCATACGCTGACGAGTACCCCCAGTTCGTTCTGGAGAAGCTTCCTCAGAAGGGCAAGTACCGCTGGTGGCTTCCCAATGGTGACTTCATCCCATTGACTTTCGATAAGGGCAAGTTCGGCGCAGGGACGCTTGAGAACACCAAGTACGGCACGCCACCGTTCGTCCGCTACGTCAACCAGATCGACCTGCGTGGTCGCTGCTGGGGGGATGTGGAGTCGGTAATTGATCTCGCGGCCCGCATTGACAAGACGGTGTTCGACCGCCTCCTGGTTCAGCACTTCAACAGTTTCAAGGTTCGTTGGGCTACCGGTCTAGAACAGTCAAGATCAAAGGTTTTCTCGGCGGTGCACCCAGGCCCTACTAGCCCAACCCACTTGCGGCAGTCGGCGTTCCGTGTGGTGTAACGCCGCGTGCTAGTTGGCGTAGACGAGACTTGAGTCTGCGTGCTCTGTGTGGGTTGCTGCGTTTGCGTAGGCTGTTGAGTCTGCGTCGGGGCTTGGCTCGCTTGCTGCTGTTGCGGCTGTTGGCCCTGTTGCGGCGACTGCTGTTGCGGCGCTTGATAATCAGGGTTCGGCTTGCCCGGTCCCTGGGTGTATCCGGGGTTGGTCTGGTAGTCCGGGATTTGTGTGCCGTGCGCGGGCTGTTGCGCCTGCTGGGGCTGCTGCCCTCCTTGCTGACCCGGAACCTGTTGTGGTGCTTGCGGATTGCCGCTGTTGTAGATGCTAATTCCGGAGTTCTGATCTAGTGGCGGCTGGTTGTTGCCGCCCTGATAGTCGGGCATTGAGCTGGGCATTTGTGGTGGCTGGAACTGAGATCCGCCCCCGTCTGTCATGCCCCCAGTCGGTCCCGGAGGCCCTGTTGGTTCTGCGGCAACGGTCGCCACGGTCGAGAAACCGCTACCTGGCATGGTGTAGGTGTCCACTACCTTGATGCCGCCGACTGCGACCACCGTGATAGCGCCTACGGCCAGCGCCCTGCGAGCGGCAGGCGTGATGCGGCTGGCCTCCTGAACGCCAGATTTGCGTTGCAGGTTCCTGCACCAGTGTGACTGGTACTGGTTGCGAGGGCTATGGTCACGCGGCATAGGAAACACCGTAGATCATTACGACCTGCACGTAAACTGGAATCAGAAAACTCTGTCAATGTTTGCGGCCTGTGTGGTCGCGACCTGCGAAAAGGTAGCCGCGTGGTGTGGCTCCACTCGCCTAATCGATCAGCTCCTGCAGTTGCTTGATCCTCTTCGCCGCCTGGTCAGCGGTGAACTTGTTGTACAAGCCCGACAGGTCAGGTGGTTGGACGGACTGAGTAAACGTCTGCGTCGGTTGATCCAACGGCACCACGTCTTCGTACTGCACGAGAAACAGAACTGTGTCTGGCTTCAGGATCTTGATGGTGTGCAGCTCATCTGCAGCCATCCGGTATCCACCACCAGGGGTGCGTTGGATCGACTTGTAATTCTGCAACGTGATCTCACCAGAGATCGTGAAGCCACCACCACCGTTGAGAGGCGTGTGCCAGTCAAACATGTTGTAGCTCTGTGGCTTCGACTCAGCGTCGAAGGTGAATGGGTAGGACCGGTACCAGCGATTCTCCACCGCGCCGGACAGACATGTGGTGTGGAAGTCGTAGCGATGGTTGTGCGGGTTCACCACCTCACTCGCGTCCTGCGCGTCGCCCTCGAAAAAGTAGGCCTTCAGCGTGAGCTCGGGTGAGCGAAACAGGCAGAGGTAATCAAAGCCCTTGCAGTGGAAGTCCTTGTAGGAGTTCTCCAATACGGACTCCATGTCGAGATCCCCAAGGTTGGGGAGTGTGATGGTCATAGTGGATACACCTTCACGAACTCCTCTGCGGTGAGGAACTTTCGATCACACAGCGCGCAGGTGATGTGGCCAATCATCGCGATCTTGAGATTGTGCCGAGGGATATGCACGAGCTCAAACCTCGGTGTGTGCGAGTTCGATCCTCGCGCCGACTACTGGGCGTTGGTGAAACGGCATCACCCCGAGCTTTTACCTCGTGTGTTGAGGGTTCAAATCCCTTGCGCCCTAACCCGCGCTAGCTCAGCGGCAGAGCTGCGAGCTCTTAACTCGTAGGCCGAAGGTTCGAGTCCTTCGCGCGGGACATGACTGGTTGGAATAGACAAGCCTGGCGCAAGCAGCGTTACGAAATGATGCGCGCGCGTGCTTTCGAGTTTCTTGGCGGCAAGTGCGCAGAGTGCGGTGGTACTGATCGATTGGAAATCGATCATGTCAATCGCACCTCCAAGTCGTTCGATATGAGCGGAATGACTTGCCTCTCTTGGGACCGCATTGAAGCGGAGCTTCAGAAGTGTCAACTACTCTGCAGGCTGCATCACGAGGCTAAAACCCTGCGCGAAAACAGCGTGCCTCATGGTGGCGGCAAGGGTGGAAAACGGAAATGTATGTGTGGTCCTTGTAGAGATCAGCGCCGTATCTACCAACGCGATCTCATGCGCGCACGCCGCGCGAAGGCAAAATTGATCGATGCCCGATTGGCTCAATTGGTCAGAGCGCCAACCTGATACGTTGGAGGCTGGTGGTTCAATTCCGCCATCGGGTACTCTGCGGTAGTTCCGGAAAGTGCGTGGCCTCCTAAGCCGCTGCAAGGGTGTTCGAGTCACCTCTGCCGCTCCAAGCGAGTGTGATGTTTAACGGTTTAGCATCCCTGTCTTCCAAACAGGTCGTGCCAGTTCGAATCTGGTCACTCGTTCTCATGCCTGGTTAGTCTGGGACGAAAGCTGGCTTACATCCAGCCAAGCGGGGTTCGATTCCTCGACTGGGTACGCCACAGGCCACTTGCAAGGGCACCTGTTCAAAACGCCTATGCACCAGGCCTCATTAGCTCATCCGGCTAGAGCACTTCCTTAGTAACGAAGAGGCGCGGGGTTCGAGACCTCGATGAGGCCCCATGGGGGCGCATGTTCCAAGGTTGGCGACCGATCCTTGCAAGATTGGTGGGTGCGTTCGATTCGCACCGTTTCCACGGGAGTTTTGGCCAAGCAGCTCCAGGGTTTGATTCCCAGAAAGTTGGCTCAGGTTGTTCGTACCTGCCCCGGTGGCCTCGAAAACCACTGGGGGCAAACGTTCTTCCTTGCGTAGCTTAGTGGTTCAAAGCACCCGCCTGTCGAGCGGGGGATCGCCAGTTCAAATCTGGTCGCAAGGACCATGGCTACTAGTGTCGAGGCGCGCCAGCGTGCGTCTGTAAATTATCGCGAGAAGAACCGCGAACGCCTCCGTGCTATTGAGGCGAAACGTAGGAGTGCCCTCAAGGACGAGGTGCTGGCTCGGTATGGCTTATGTTGCGCCCGTTGCGGGTTTGACAACAAGATGGCGCTTTGCATAGATCACGTTGACAACAACGGTAGCGAAGAACGGCGTGCGTTGGGCGGTCAGAATATGGCTGGATGGAACTTTTACCGAACCCTAAAGTCCCGTGGGTGGCCAGACGGCTACCAAACATTGTGTGCCAACTGTAATTTGATTAAGCAGATGGAGTTGGTTAAGAACTAGACCTGCTCGATTGGTGTAGAGGTAGTCACCCCGGTCCCTCAAACCGGTAGCACGGGTTCGACCCCCGTATCGAGTACAAAAGCCCTCAGCGAAAGCTGGGGGCTTTTTTCGTACCCACATGAACCCCGAATCGCTCAATAGCATTGGTATATGAAGGAATTCAGAAAGCACTTGAGCATCACAATCGTCGCCCTGAGCGTCGTTGACTTCGTAGCGTCGGTAGCGGAGTTGATTGAGAACATCAAGATGGAGCGTCAGGCATGACATCGAATCCCTATGACTTCGAGAGGATTCCGACTGTCACGCCTGAAATGATTTTGTTCGCGCGCGACATTATATGGCGCGGGATTTCTTCCGGCCCATCTAGTCCAGGCACGGACCGAATCCGAGAGGTCGCGCTATGGCTCGGAGAGCGTGCTGAGACTTACCAGGCACTTGAGGAGCAGGAGGCTGTCGAGAAGGCCTTCATTGCCGCCGTGGAAGAGGAGACCGGACAGGGGTGGACTTATCCAGGCGCGATCAGGAAGGTTCTTTCAACCTACAAGCTGGAGAAGCTATGAAGCGCCTGGACGATTGGGCTTGGTACGTGTCACTGGCGATGGGTGGGCTCGTGGTCATCCTGGTCCTAATCTTCCCGGTGTTGATGGAGCTGAGGTGGGGGCATTGAGCCAGCGCATTGGTAACAACATCATCTCGTTCGCTTCGGAGATTGACTATACGACGATCGACCAGGCCAAGGAGACGGCCTCGCTGCCGTTCATCTACCCGCACATGGCGTTGATGCCTGATGCCCATAGCGGCAAGGGTTCGGCTGTTGGCACGGTCATCCCCACAGTGGGGGCCGTGATCCCTGCGGCTGTCGGTGTGGATATTGGCTGCGGCATGATCGCGGTGAAGACCCGCTACAAGTGGGCCGACATCATGGATGACGCCTTGTTGGCTGATATACCTCACCTGCCCGATCTGCGCGTGGCCATCGAGGGTGCAATCCCATTGTCTCCTGGCAACTACAACCCGGATACGAAGCGGTTTCCGTTCACACGTAATCGGATTGAGGGCCTGATCCGGCTTCAGAACGAGCTGGATGTAGACCTGTCTCACTCCCCGAAGTGGATGGAGCAGTTGGGCTCACTCGGCGGCGGCAACCACTTCATCGAGCTGTGTGTATCGACCGAAAATGATGTGTGGCTCTTCCTGCATTCGGGAAGTCGCGGCGTCGGCAACAAGATCGCTCAGCGACACATCAAGGCGGCACAAACGCAATTGGTGAAGCACCAGCGCTATGGCATTGCTGAGCCGGTGGCGAACCGGGATCTCGCATACCTCTCCGAGGGAACGTGTGAGTTCGACCGCTACATCAAGGATCTGAAGTGGGCTCAGCAGTTCGCCTATGAGAATCGCGGGGAAATGATGGACCGATATGTCCAGGTTTTCGCAAATTGGCTTGGTGTGCAGGCGCAGCGCGTCGAGATCGACCGCGTGAACTGCCACCACAACTACACGGTTGAGACTGAGATCGATGGGCGGAAGGTGTGGCTGACCCGGAAGGGCGCCATCGATGCGTCAGAGGGGAAGCTGGGACTTATCCCCGGCTCGATGGGGACACGCTCCTATGTGGTCCGGGGTCGGGGCAACAAGGATGGCCTGTTCTCTGCACCGCACGGTGCCGGGAGGCGATTCTCTCGCACCAAGGCGAAGGAACTCTTCACCCTTGAAGACCTAGCCGAGCAGATGCAGGGCATCGAGTACCGCCACGGCGAAGAGTGGATTGACGAGATCCCATCCTGCTACAAGCCAATCGACGTCGTGATGAGTGACGCGGCCCCGCTGGTCGAGGTTGTCACCGAGTTGCGCCAGGTGCTGAATGTGAAGGGGACGTAGTGAGTCGCCGTGTTCTCGTCACCGGTAGCCGCGACTGGCCAGACCCAAAGCCGGTTGTATGTGCGCTCAACAGCCAGTGGCTCAAGGCGCACAAGAAGGGCCAGACGCTTGTGGTCGTCCAGGGGGAGTGCCCGAAGGGTGCTGACCTTTTCGCGGCCGAATGGGCGCAGTTTCGTGAAGATCGCGGCTTCAGGGTGAAGAACGAGCCACACCCTGCTGATTGGGATCGCGACTGTGACGAGCGATGCACACACGCCCCAAGGTGGAAGAACGGCAGACGGTACTGCCCGTTGGCTGGACATCTTCGAAACCAGAAGATGGTGGATTTGGGTGCTGATATCTGCATCGCATTCCCGCTGAAGGATTCACGCGGTACGTGGGACTGCATCAAGCGAGCGAAGCGGTCCGGAATTTCGGTGATCAATTTCGGCTTTGACGGCCCCTTGTGCTCGCCGTCCATTAACTACCACGTCGACCCACACACTGGACCGTGCGCTCTTGCACGGTGAGTTCTGGTTTGAGAAGTACCCGGTGATCCCAGGCAAGGGGTACCGCGATTCGGCATGCGACTACGACCCGGTGACCGTCTATGACGGCGCTCAGATCATGGGAGAGGTGAACAGCGATGAGTGAGCTGAAGCAAATGATCGTCATGCGCAAAGACCTTGGTATGCGCGCAGGCAAGATGGTCGCACAGGGCGCACATGCATCGCTGGCTGCGACGCTCGAATACCTCTCGGATCCGCGCGTTGAAGAGTGGCTGCAGGGGAGTTTCACCAAGGTATGTGTACGTGTCGAGAGTGAAGATGCGCTGATTGAGCTGTGGGATAAGGCAATTAAGGCCGGAATCCCGAATTCCTTGATTACTGACAACGGATTGACTGAGTTCCACGGCGTGCTCACAACTACCTGTTGTGCCATTGGTCCAGCGACCGCCGACCAACTCGCGCCGATTACAGGGGAGCTGAAACTGCTATGACTGAGAAGCCTGCACTGCCAGAACTGATTTGCGATGTCTGCGGGAAGGAGCCCGCACTCGGAGTGTGTTCGGTGCCTGGTGTACCTATCTCTATGGCGTATGGCGATGAGTGCCTGAAAGCCAACGCGCACCCGTGGTTCATCCTTGTGGGCGAAACCGCCACGATGGGTGGCCTTGAGGCTGTGGCTGAATGGTGGATTCAGATGGTCGAGGATACCATCGCCCACCTTGGCGGCGAGTACACCCGCGAACGGTTCGACCGCGAGGTGGTAGAGGCGCACGCCGAGATGAAGGCATTGGGGTTGGTGTGACCGCCTACTGGTTTAACCGCAACCCTGTGGTGATCGGGCCCAGAGTGGAATCCGACCACGCGCTAATCGAGGGGACACCAAACCTGCGCCGTGCGAGCCTGTCGAATGCCGTGCTTTATGGAGGTCCACTCTTGCGCGGACTCTTGCAGTCAGCCCCAATTGTTGGGAACCACAAGCACATCTTCGTGGACACTAAGGTCTCTATGCTGATGCCCGGTTGGTGGCCTGCGATTCCCGGGTGGCATACCGATGGGGTTCCGCGCGTGCTACTCGGCGGCACGGGTGGCATGAAGCTGTATGGGCCACATGGAGACGGTCAGCCGTCGTTGTCTCAGCAGAACACCCGGTCTCTTGAGGGCTACTGCCCGCGCTATCACACGCTGCATGTTGGTAACGACTGCCCGACTGTGTTCATTGATGGCCGGATGCACTTGCCCATTGAGCACGACGAAGACGAGCAGATGTATTCGGAGATGACGCGCCGGATTGACGGCTGTACCACTCTACGGAAGCTAGTTGCGCAAGAAGCCGTTTGGTACTCGTGGGATTGGTGGAACATCCACCAGGCGTCGCAGGCTACTGAACGTGGATGGCGTCTGCTGATACGCATCACAGAATCTGACCAACAGCCAGCGGATTCGGACTTCATCCGACCGCAGAACCAAGTCTATGTACCAAGGGAGTTTGGCTGGTGAACGTGTTGAATCCGTCTGAAGCGCAGCGGAAAGCGATGGCTGACTACCTATCGTTCAACGTCGATGAAGTGATCGGCCTCTACGAGGTAGACGCAATGATCGCTGCCGCTAACAGCATCCCTAAGGGTGCACCTGTTGGCACCATCGCACGACGACCAGACGGGGGATGGGTTGCTCACCGAACAGTGGGTCTTGATGCACCATTCTGGGAATACTTTCGGCTGGACCAGAATGCCCCTGCCCGAAAGAACCAATACGATGCCGACTCTTGGCCGCAGATCCGCCCCGATCAGTGGCCCGACCAAGCAGGGTTGGATTGGTTTCCGCCTGGCGAAGAACCGCTTGTTCCTCGACCCGACCCAACAGCAAGCAACGCCGACGCTGCGCCGATGTCAGAGCCGAAGGGCGAAATGTTCGGGGTCATTCTTGAGACTCTGGATAGCGTCGAGTTCTACGGCGTAGACGCTCCGTATCTGGCGCTACAGGTCCACAACGCCTTGCGTGCGGCAGGTTACGACGCCGATCCAACAGCACAACAGGAACCGGAAGACGAAGGCAAGCCGGAAGGTTGCACGGAGTGCGGATTTACGGCCTATGAGTTAGAGAACGGGCTCTGTGAAGAATGCTGGCCGGTTGACCTGAACTGGCACACCGAGATCGCTGAGGTGTCCACCAAGACTCCTCGTACACCCCGTGTCGTTGACCGTCTAGGGGTAGACGAGCAGGGATCACGGTGGGTAAACGGTAAAGGGATGACATATTGGTTCGAGGATGACCGCTGGTACAACCAAGCGGAGGGCGAGGATACCCCGTTCGAGTTCTCAGTGGGATACGTGCCAGCGAGTGAGGCCCCGTACACCGAAATCGTTGAGCCCCGTGTACTTCCGAGTTTGGATTGCGAAGAGGCACGAGACGGCACAGTGTGGGGTCCCGTGGATGACCTAGTAGGGCGTCGGTACAAGTTCGTCTCAGGTTCATGGAAGTCGAAGGTTGGGGACGAGGAGTGGTACACCTTGCGCTCCATAGGTCTGCTCGAAGAGCGATTCGGGCCATTCACTGAGGTGATCGAATGAGCAATGTGTGGTTCACATCTGACCTACATATCGGCCACGAGAAGGTGGCCAGGGAACGCACTCGTGGATGGGTGCTACCACGTTACGTAGGCGCGGAGATCGACTCTCATGACGCGCAGCTGGCCCGTAACTGGGACAGCATGGTTGCACCTGACGACGTCGTGTGGGTGTTGGGTGACATTTCGTCCGGCACCAAGACAGCGCAATTGAGGGCCCTGGATTGGCTGCGTGCTCGCCCTGGCCGCAAGCGTGGTATTCCGGGAAATCATTGTGGCACACATCCTTTGCACCGCGACTCGCATAAGTGGTTGCCCATCTATCTTGGCCAGGATCAACCCGACAGGCCTGCACCGTTCGAGTGTGTTCAGTTGGCCGCGAAAGTTCGAATTCCCCTGAGAGATGGTCACGTGACCGCGATGCTGTCACATTTTCCGTACACGGGCGACCACACGGATGGGGATCGCTATCCCGAGTGGCGTCTGCCTGATTATGGGCATTACATCTTGCATGGCCACACGCATAGCCCGGAGAAGCTGAGTATCGGTGGCCGGGAGGCCAAGCGGCGTGGTGCTGCGCTGCGCAACAAACCAGCACGTACCAATCAGATTCACGTCGGTCTTGACGCGTGGGAGTACAAGCCCGTGGCGCTTGATCAGATCGTGGAGATCGTCCAGGGCTTGGAGGATCGGCCATGATGCCAGAGATCATTGGTACCTTGGTCGGATTAGCCTTCGTCGCGCTTCTCTTCGGGTGGATGTGGGCGGATGACAACAGCTGGTTTGGGTGGTTTGACCGCATGTCGATTAGCGATGACCGCCTTGCTATGCGTGCGCTCGCCCAGCATTCCAAGCTGATGAAGGGCGAACCAGGCGCGGAGTACGGGAACTATCAGCCGATCGACCTTGACTCGGATGACGTCCTGAAGTTCGCAACCGTGACCCTGCCAAATGAGCTCGACATCGAATCACACTGGGGCACAGAGCTGTTACGCAGGGCCCCGATAGTCGATAAACTGCGCGAGAATGCATACCATTACGCGCGGCTGGCGAAGCTTTTCCCAGACTCGGATTCCCGCCATGAACTGCGCAGCGCATTCCTTTCGTTATACGCAGACTCGGTCGACCGCGATGGCACAGCGGAGGCAATCAGTCGCGCTGAGACTGATGTCAAGATGGCGTCTGCCGTGATGGATGAAAAGCCTTACTATCTCGACCAAGAGAACCACTGCAATGCTCGGGCCCTTAAGGCGTCTGCAGATGCTGCACTTGTAATTCTGAGGGGTGCGCCATGCTGATTATTCCAATTATGGTTAACAGCAAAGTGATTGGTGAAGTATTCATCACCCGTCAGGAGGTGTTCAGCCCCGACCGTGGCAGTGCATACGTCTACCGATGGGATGCGGAGCAGCGTGAGGCAACGCTACTGGACGGTACGAAGATCCCGAAGGCCAGCGCGTCAGGCACACTGCACCACCGATATTCGGATGGCTCATGGGCGCTCGTCGCTGAAGTCATGAAGCGAGTGGATGGGGCATTACCTCGATGAAATGGTCAGACGAAGACGAGGCGATCTTCGCCAGGATCCTGGGCGATGCGCCGCCACTCACTCAGTCGCAGCTGTCGCGGATCTCAGCCATTACTGGGCTTGTGCCAGTGGACATCGATGTTGTGCCCGAGCGGAGCCTGGGAAGCACTGCGGCCTTTGAGGTTGAGGGGATGCACGACAATCGAGTTGCATAGGGCCTCGATGAGTGCCCGTTTGGCATCCAGAGACATCTGGTCGTCGTAAAACTTGCCACGGTCCTTCGCGGTGAGAATCCCATCGGGGAGTGGCCGCACATTGTTTCGACGGAGCTTATCCTCAATGTCATCAAGCTTCGCCTGCATTCGCTCATTGGCGATACGCATCTGGCTTGCGGTGAGTTCTCCGTCAGCGAAATCGATTGCGAGGGAGTCCATTCGCTGCTTGATTGTGTCCAGCTCTTCCCGCAGCTGGAGGGCCCTTTCCCGGTTGTCCTGATTCCCGGGAACCCAATGCCGACTCGACATCCTGCGCAGGACAATCTCCCTCACCCATTCATCCATACGCTCAACACGTCGGGTGACCTTGCCGCAACTGACGTGCTTGCACCGGTAGATGGGGACATTCCCCTCTTTCCGGTGCTGTACGCCCACAGACATCTTGTGGCCACACTCGCTGCAGGTGAGTAGACCGCCGAGGACGTACTTACGAACCTGGCGCGGCTGATGGCGTGATGGGTCGCTAAGGAGGGCATTCACAGCCTGCCAGGTGGTCTCGTCAATGATCGCGGGCCACTTACCCTCTCCCACAACTTCATCGTGGTAGGTGCGGACAGCTGCGTAGCGTGGGTTCTGAAGAATCCGGCGCACCGTGGTTCCGTTGAACAGGTTCCCCCGTGGAGTCTTCAGGCCAGCGTCATTCCAGTGTTTTGCAACTGAATAGAGGGTTTCGCCCGACAGGAGCATCTTGTAGCCACGCCTAAGGGCCTCAGCCTCCTTGAGGATGATCTTCGGCTTGTCATGGTCACCGTTGTATCCGAATGCGCGCGGGCCCCAGCCTTTACCAGATTGGGCCATCTGGAGAAATGCGCGCTTCTGCCTTGCCGACTTCCGCTCCACCTCAGCCCTAGCCACCGCGCCTTTGATGCGCGCGAACAGCCGACCGTTATCGGTGGAGAGATCGGCATCCCCGCCTACGGTGGCCAGCGCTAGTCGCTTCTCGTCGGCCAGCTCAATGAACTGCTCGAGCTCCTTGGGCTGACGATGCAGTCGGTCAAGATCCCACACCACTACGGCATCAATGCGGCCACTGCGTATATCAGTGAGCATGCGCTCATACGACGGTCGACGGCCCTTGCTGGCGCTAGTGTCGTTGTCGACGTACTGGGTGGGTTCCCAGCCGCGCTCACGGCAGATCCTCAGGCAGTCTTCGCGCTGACGTTCGACGGCTAGTCCGTCACCCTCTCTATCCATTGATTGGCGCAGGTAGACGGCAGCTCGCATAGTCACAGATAATACCGCAGGAGACTGAATGATTGGGTGGGTATTTGGTTAGGTCTGCTAACGATTTGGGTAAAAGAAAAGGGCCAACCCATGTGGGCTGACCCTCTTCTCTACTTGCGTTTGAACTTCGCCTTGTCTGCGGTGCAAAGGTGGTATTCGCCGCACGAGCAGGCGTATGGCTCCACCGGTATGTAGCGCTTCTTGTTGTGCCTTGTCCTGCTGTTCTTGCGGATCCTGGTAACCGCTCGAAGTGCTACACCTTTGTTGACATATGACTTCTTGTCAGGAGTGGGGCAGTACCTCATTCCTACACCTCGACCTTGTCAGTTTCGTGGAAGACCTTCACTGGCTGGTCGTTGGCGAATGTCACGAGGACAAAGTCCTCCAGTTGAACCACCTCGGCCACCGCTTCCTCATACTCGGGCAGGTAGTGACCTTTCGTGAGCCATCGCGCCTCCAGCACCGTGGCGCTCACTTTCGCTTCTCCTTCTGAATGTTGGTCAATGTCTTGTTGATTCGATGTACCCGTGTAACGCGCTCGGGGTAGACCGAGACGTAACGCTCACCCTGTCCATGTAGCGGCCCACCGACGAACGTGAGTTCATCCATGCCAGAACTGGTGTGCCGCCAGTACTGGAACCGGAACCGGCCAGTCTTGCCCTTGATGGACACCTCCGTCCCGGGACTGAGCGTGCGCCTGCCAAGCTCGTACCAGTAGCGCACATCTCGAGTGACCGGCGCGCTCACCTTAGGCCAGCCAATCGCTGCTCCAGGTACTCCTGAGAGACCTTGAAACCCTTAGCCTCCAAGCGCTTAGCGAGCCGTGACCGGTTGCGTCGATCGCCTCGCGTGTCCCGCTTGTAGTTCTGCTGGTAGTGGTGTGCGCACATCTCTTTGGACACGGAGTCCTCCCAGCAGTAGCTGATTGAGCACTTCACTGGGCCAACCTCCCCGACTCCTGGAGGTAGTCACCCCACCACTCGGGGCCGTAATCGATCTCTTCCTCTTCGAACATTTTGGGTATCCCTTCCTTCGTGTATTCAGAACGTAAACCCGACCCACTTAATGCAGGTCAGACCGCGTTTTAGGTAATGAGCAGGTAGGCCTTGAACGACCGATAAGCTCGATCAGCAGGAATGTCGCCCGTGTGGGTGTCCCCGCAGTGTCGGCACAGCTTGTACCGATCTGCGATGAACTTCCTTGACCTACCGGCGAATTGGGGGAGCGGGTTCAGTACCGTCTCCCTGTTGATGCACCGGCATGTCAGTGTGGTGTGTACAGCGCCACCACGTACTTGGTAATACCGGTTCCAGCGCCCGTGACGCTCCCAACGTCCGTGGGCGTACAACATAGATGGGCCAAGGGATCTCAGGGCCTCTGCGAGGCTCTCAGCCCGTTTTACGTCCTTCAGCCATACCGCGCGGTCATACTTGCGCCGTAGGCTTCGCGCCTTGAGAACCATCTCGGCCCAGTAGCGCTCGTGCTCGACTACCTCAGCGCGCGTGAGCCGTTCGTATTCAACCGGTGTTGACGTCCAACCTTCCAATAACATGCGTTCCCTTCCTCTGGGCATAGAAAAAGGGCACGGGTTCGTGAGTCCCATGCCCTGAGTGCTGAAAACAGCAGAGCCGCAACGAGAATGACTCCCGCTGCGGCTCCTCCGTATTCAGGTGTGTTAGATGACCGGCGTTACGTCAGCCCGTCCGGTTGTCTTACCGTTGTGCGTGTAGATGATTGATCCGTTCTCGTCTAGGTAGTCGTGAACGTCTTCGCCGCCATGTTCTGCCGCGAGTGCGTTGGTGGTGGTGACGAGCTGCGGAAGATCCTCCCCCTCAGCTTCATTCGTGAATCCGTCATCCATTTTCAGCGTGATGCGGTATTGCTTAGTGCTCACAGCATCCTGCCCTTTACTGGCAGACTGACCTGAACTACTGCAGCGAACTCGTATGGCTGAGGCATCCAAACGACGCTCTTCACCTCCGCGTCTTTACCCTCTATCCGAATACTATCGGCAACCCGTGGGACTGCGGCAAGTTCGAGCCGCCACCCCTTGCCTTTGCGCTGATCTTCTGCCAACACCTCAACCATTGAATCCCCTTTCTAGTTTCCTGGTACTACTTGCCGACACTGGTACGTGACCGGGTCGCACAAGACTTGATTGGTTGTCCAGCCCCCATACGTTCCTGGAGTGTTCCAGGTGGGCATGAGGGGCCCGTTATATCCCGGCTGGTACTTACACACATCGAATCGTGCACAGTCGGGAGTGCTTGGAGGAGTGATGATTCCAGCAGTGATGAGGAGGGCCGCGAGAATCATTGCGCCCCCTTATCACTCTCTCTAATCGCCGTGACGACCTCCTTGGCCCATGAATGAAGCACCTCACCATCCATGGTGGGCCTGTACTCGTCAGCCAGATTGACTAGGTGCGCTTTGGCGCCCTTTTCCACCACCTCAGACCCTCTCTACCAGGATGTTTGCGACGTGAACTCCGTTGTGGATGATCTTAGTTTCGTCCACAGACACCAGCCCGCTCTTCCGGCCAAACCAGTAAAGAGCGTGGTCAGAGGCCTCTTTGTAAGCCTCGTCATACTTCAGCCGACCAGGGCCCTGCCACATGACGCCCTCACCCTTGGTCCCCAGAATGCTGGATGTATGCATTCGTACCCCTTCCGTGTATTGCTGCCTGAATACAGCAGACATACGACAGCTCCCTGTTCAGCCCAGGATGTCTGTCAGTTCCTTCTTGATCCGGCGAGCCACTTGACCGCGCCAGCTGCCAGAGTTGGCCAGGAAGCCTAGAACGATAAACTCGGCAGAGTAACACCCGTAGCGCTCATCGATATCACCGAGCGCAGCCATGGCATCCAAGTAGGGGGCAGCGCCGTAAAACGGTTTGGCCCAATCCCTTTTAATCTCGTTCGCGATCACATTCAACGGTCGTGCCGCGATAGTTGTCATTGGTATCCCTTCCGTGTGTGCTGTCTAAATACAGCAGGCGGGCCGCGAAAAGGCTTGCACCCCTTCGCGTCCCGCCCTCCCTATTTAGCTCTCCTGTACTGGATTAGGTAGATGGCCACGCAGATAAACCACGCGACCACCCATCCCGCATCTATATGCATTTCCGTTAGACCAGCTGTAGGCCACGGAATGCACGCGCCTTGAGTGAGGTTTCACTCTCTGCGTCGCGAATGGTGCGTAGTGCGCGCGCATCCGCATCCCGACCACCAGCTCCACGAACAGCTGCGTAGTGGTCCTGATACTCAGTGAATGCGTTGTACAACGCGTAGCGCGTACCCCGAACCGGCGTAATGGTTTCCGACGAGGTGAACAGATCGAGAACGCTGTTGGCGACATTGTCACGACGAGTGGCCGCAGCCGTACCTGGCTCGACATCGTCAGCCTTGAGCAGCTTACGAACAAACTCCTCCGCTTCGATGACGGACATCTCAGCTTCAGCCATGCGCCGGAACTCGGCGTCCACACTGTCGATGGACTGCCAGGTGATACCTAACAGCCGCCGCGCTTCGGCAATGTTCGCCTTAGCATTCTTGGTGTGGCGCACAGAGAATGATGATCGTGCACTCTTCAACGCCCACTGCTGGGTATTGGCGCACACGATGCGTACACCCGTCAAGATCACCCGCACCGAACTTGAGCCGTCGTGACTGTTGAGCGATGCTAGATACCACTCGGTACGGTCGGTAACACCGTTCGCACCAGCGATATCCATCACCTTGGGTAGCTTCATGGTTACGAACGTTTGGCGACCGTTGTAGAGCGCACCGGCTGTCTCGAAATGAGCACCCGACTCGTCCACAATGGCGTTCAACAGATCGCATGATGCCTCGTTCTGCACCGGCTCATACCGATCGCCAACAATCCCGAGGTAGTCAATCTCCTTGGTAATCGGGTTGGTTCGTACTGTTGCATACCTGTCGGGCACGACGATCGCAGGTGGAGTAGTAACCCCATCCATATTGATGATTGGGTCTTGCGGGATGTTGATAGGCATCTTCCGTACGTCCCAACCAGCTAGGTGCGACGCGCTGAGAACCTCCTCAGCTGTCATAGTGCGCCCGACCTGCTGCCCCAGCTGATGCCAGGCATCATTACGGGAGTCGGTGTACATGTAGACACCGTTTGCGTTGTCGATTTCAGCAGACATAGTTTGTATCCCTTCCGTGTGGTGAAACCATCCGACCACGCACCCAATCGATGCAGGTCATAGGATGTTTTGGTGCTAGATGCACCAAGTGGGCCGCGAGAAAGACTCGCGACCCACTTTGCCTATCTAGAACTATTCAGCGGTACCAGTAGGTGGTTCCGTCGAACTCCACAGAGCTGTAGTCAATTTGGAGTTCTTGAGCAGCACTTTCCCAGTCGATATGGTTCTTAGGCCACGATGCATCACCACTGATTGCCCCGATGTCCTCCGCCATCTCTTGCGCGTAGTCCTGAAAGTACGAGTCTCTAATCAGCGTCACCGGGAACCAATCGCCCTCCCATTGGTGGTCCCCCCCTGATCCTCGCAACTCGCCTAGCAGGTCGGTGAGGTCATCGAGTTCAGATCGCAATGCTTCGTAGCGCTCGATGAGGTCACGAACGTCCAAGACGTCTCGATCGTTCTCAATGTGTGTCATTTCTAATCCCTTCCGTGTGTGGATTGTGTGTCGTGAGCACACAACGCAACCCACGGAATTACTCCCGTGAGTCACGCAATGGGTTCACTTGCCTCTCTATTAGTTGGTATGTGGGTTAATTGGTAACGAGATTAAGCCCGCGCAGGTTGGGCGCTGACGCGGTACGTATACCTGTACCTGTGGGTATCGTGTTTTGATTGAGCCAGACGAGTGCGGCCAAGCTATCCATCGCATACAAATCGGGTATCTCTACCGACCACTTCCGCGTGGTATAGGTTCGCCCGCCATACTCAACCCTTGGCTTGGGTCCGCGATTCATTGTTTCTATCCTTAGTTGGTATGGGTTAGTAGGGCTACGTGGTACGCCAGGCGCTTAAGCGTGTCCACCACATCAATGTCGTTGACCGTCATCCACTTGTCGTCTTTGTGGTAGATGGCAAGCATTGGTGCCGACTCCCTACGAGCCTTGGATAGTTGGCCTTCGGTCCATGACGGGTAAGACCCCATCATGCGATCCCATGCGCGGATATATATGTAGTCCAT